GCTAACGTCGCCTTGTCTCTTGCTCTCGTCATTTTTGTATCCTTTTACCCGCGATAAACATCAGGAAAACTCTATTATTACGGCGGAACCGGACACGCCACTGGTGTAGTTAAGAGCACCCCTTAGCCCGCTATTTCGGCTTAAGTTTGAAGCACTGAGCAAATGGCCCTTCAATGCGATTTCAGCCGCCGTCGAAGCCGCATCAAACTTAGGGACTTGCGAAGAATATCTGTCGTAGGTGAACGAAATGCCAAACGGCGAAAGATCGAACACACCAGCCGCTTCATTGCCAGAGTTCGGAACTGGCGCACCGCCTGAGGAGTACCCAAAACCATTCGAATTTGGACCCTGACCGCCCGTTCCGCAGCGCCCCCCGCCACCGCCGCCATACCCGTAAGTAGGGCCTGTACTGCTGAAGCCACTACCCCCGTTGCCACCCGCTGCGGCGAAGTCGTGGGCTGACGCGCTGTTTATAGACGCTCCTGTGGTAGAGTTACCTGGGGATGAATTAACAATCATACTCGCAAGATATGAACTACCACCGTTGTACAAGTTCACAACATAACTAGCATCTAAGTTATCCACATATCTTTCTGCATACGCGCCGCCGCCCATGCCCGAATAGTAATTACTGGCGAAGCTAGACTGAGACCCTATCGCACCAAAAAGCATAAAGAGCGCAGCCTTAGTTCCTGCCGTTGGGGTGTATGTTCCAGTAAACGTCGACGACGAACTACCAGAGCTAAACACTTGAGACGAAGTGAAAGCGAGCGACACCCCACCAGACGTATGCCCGAAAGCCCTTGATGATGCCGCGCCGAAGGTAGAAAGCATATTTTATTACCCCCTACGCAAACACAGTTTGGCTGGCGAGTACCGTAAAGGTAGCGCTTGCCGTCTTGATTATCGTAATGCTGTAACTATCAATGCCGCTTGCGTTGCCGCCTGTCGGGGCTGACCCGCCCTGCCAACTAGGGGTAACAGCCGAGCCGTCTAGCTGAACTACGTTGGGGTAGTAAGCTGTGCTGCCTTGCTTGAACATAAACACTGTTGTTGTACTTTGGCTTGTCGCCAAAAAAGTGTTCGCCCCCGTGAGATTGATCGTGCGGTTTGCAGTTTGGTCAACATTGCAGAAAACAATCGCGGGGCCAGTAGCCAGCGCATGAGTAATCGTTCCCGTTGTTGAACTGTCTACGGAAACCTTTTCTTTGATTTCCTCAAACGAAGAACTTCCAGAAACATTGACGCCCCCAGATACTGTCAACGCACCGCCAAACGTTCCACCCGTGCTGGCGGCTACTGTGTCAGCCACACTGAACGTGGAAAAGGTAATAACCGCAAGGTGATCTGAAGCGGCAGCAGCCGTTGTTAATGTAACTCCCGCATTGCTAGACGCAGTGTAGTCAGAACCGTTGTCCAGAATAACACCGTTTAGGGATACAATCGAATTGCCCGAAGCCACAGCAAGTGTCGCACCGTTATTGTCACTGCCCGTAAATACAGTCTGCCCCGCAGTAGCCGTAAATTCAAACTCGGACAAAACATTAGCAGCAGTTTCCAGCGCGCTTACAGCCTGTTTCAACTCGACGAAATTGTTGTCGACTTCAGCGTTAGTAAGAGGCGCGCCTGCGTTGGTAACACCCGTAGCAGTAGTCTGTCGTGTTTTTATAGCCATGCAACGCGCCCCTTACCTCTAGTTATGACTACGCCGCTGAAAGCGTAACGGTCCAAGTGATAGACATAACGTCATCCGCAGCCTTGTTTACGACGGCAAAAACAGTTCGACACAGCATATCGCCGCCCGAAGAAGCGTTAAACAACCCCCCCTCAGTGACAGCCCCTGTGCCGTTACCCGCTGCAAAAGAAGATACATACGTTACCGCTTTGTCCGAGCCAGTTATGGTAGTTGAGCTTATTGCTGCGCGTGAACCCAGCACACTTACAAGATCAGTCTGCCCCGCAGCGGCAGCGGTGGTGCCTGACCCTACCGACATGTGTGACATGATCGCCTTTGACGTGCCCACCATACGGCTAGCAAGAAAGGCCAAGCCTGCGTCGACAACAAGATTTTTGACCTCACGGGTTTCTTTTACGTTACCGGCCTTGTCCTTTAGAACAATATTAAGCTGACCGGATAGCTTTAAGTTTTCGTTAATCATAACGATCTCCACTAAAGGGTTCGGGAAACTCCGACGTAGTCCTCCGATAAGTAAAAAATGTCAGAAAAGTAGTTCTGACTTCGTAGCAGCCCCGTGTCGGTAATCGAGGCTTGTTCATTTGGTATAGCCATAGAAAACAACCGGACGGCTGCGTCTGTAACGCCGATAGATTCACTGCGCGACTTAAAGAACTGAATTTCTTGGTCATCGTCTATGGAAGCCGCACCGTCGATGTCGTCGGTAAGGTTAACAGCGTCAAAAGCGTGTTTGTTAAGATGGGTACTTCGAATATCAGAAACCGTCGCTGCGTCTGCAACGCCCGGGCGGGAAAGCGACCGAGCCATTAAATCAGTAGCGATCGGCGTGTCAGCCAGAGCTTTAGTAACGGAACGCAAGGCTTCGTCGGCGGCTGTCGGGGTATCAGACAGGGCTTTTGTAAAAACAAGCGTAGTGAGTTCTGTAGCAGCAAAATTATCCGCCAGCGTCTTGAAAAACGTACGAAACTCGCTGTCTGACAAAAAGCCCGTGTCGGCGTTAACAACAAACTGAGCAAAAGTGCCCACCGCAAGAGAAAACGACAGGTTTTGGGGTACGCCCGAAAAGTTTAGGTTCGCCGCGTCGTTTTGAAAAGTTAAGTTTTGGGCAGAGGTTGTAAACTTCTTGTTTAGGGGCTCATTTTCACTCACGCAAAGTCCTCCCTAATCTTAAATTTTAAGATAGAGTATTGCGTTTCACGCTGGCCTGTCGAAGTGACTGTCTCTATTTCGCCTTCGTAGTTTCCCGCGTCAATATCAAGGTCGCCTGCCGCCCACTGTAAGATTGCTACCCCGTTAGTTGCGTTGTCGCCTAGTACAAGCAACGGCCTAGAAAACAACAACGTAGTTGTTCCTGCGGCGCGAAAATGCAAGGTGACACTGCCCCCTGTTAGATTGACAGCGGTTCCGTCAGCTTCGGTAATTGTAACCTTTATCTGCGGTCCGGTGTCGCCCTGCACGTATTTGTATGTGTCAGCCATTAGTACCTCCGAACGCCGTCAAAGTTTTGGCTGTTCACGCGCAGATTTACGCGGCGGTAGTCGCGCGATTTTGCCGTATCAGCTTCCATGTCAAATTTACTTCGGTAGTAGCTAGCAAGCTCTGGATTGTGCCATTCCTTGCCCGGAACTTCGGCGAGACGTGAAATCGCACCATAGCTAATGCACCGCCCGTGTGTTTCGTAAATCCAATCTTCAACCCCTGTAGCCGACAGGCTTGGTTTCAAAACCCCTACGCCGTAAAACGTGTATTTCTGATCAGGCGTTGGGTAAAACCGGACCGCGGTGTCTTGGTAGATTGTGTAGTAGCTCGGTTTGCCGTTCGTAATGAACCGCGAAATATTAACATGTCGATCGCTGATCCGAGCGAGAGGCTGATTGTCGAGGATCAACTCGTAAATGTTTTCCAGCACCGCATTTGTAGGCGTGTCTAGCTCGTAGTCTTTTGTCGACGCGCTGGTAAAATCGTTGTCTATGTCGAACCGCCAAATTTCACTGCGCGCAAAGAAATCTGCGGCGGCTTCTTTAAGGTGCGACTCGATTACCACTTCAGGACAGCCCGGAAGATAGGGCTGGATGTAAGGGTAGAACTTATCCCATAAAACTGCCATCAGACCACCGCGCTAACAGCTTGGGGGGATACAGCTGTGTCCGTCTGTGACTTAGCCCCCATCGCTGCATTAAAGGTTTGAAACGCCGCCGCTGCCCGTTGTTCATTGGGGCCGTGTTCAGCGTCTTTGGAGAAAGCTCGGTACAAGACCCAGTCGATAATTGGGGTCATGTAAATATCGTCCAGCAGAATGACCGTGGCGTCACTGCCTGCGGGGTCTAGCGCCGACTCGCTAAGCGCGTGCGCCCCTGGGCCGTCGACGTAAACGACTTCAAGCTGTGCAGCGGTTGTCGCAGGCGGGTAGACAAAAAACTCTTTTGGTTGGCGGGGGTCGTACATGTAGTGCTGTACGTTGACCGTACCGGTTTCAGTGTGCCATTCGGGTTTTTGGTCATCCAGCACCGAACGCTGCACTAAACGCACAACTTTTTTGGTCGAGGCTGATGCTAGATTTCGAGTGATGTCCAACAACTGAAGCCCAGTGCTAAACTGAGCCGTCAGAACCTGTCGAGAGCCAGCCGCACAAGTAAACGTGCCTGTCTTAGCACTAGCGTCAGGGCGCAGTAAAATCGCAGCTAGGTACGATTCATTGATCCAACTTTGAAGTTCTAAGCGCGGCCAGCGAACATTGCTATCCTGCAATATGTGCTCGACCCTGCCTATAATTTCTCTAACTTTTACAGTAGCCACAACACGCTCCTAAACCGAAGAATAGGGGGAAGCGGACCTCCCCCTACGCTATTAAGTTTTAGCTGGCAGAGCCGACTAGAGCGGTACACAGAGCTTCAGGCTTAACGACCTTGCGTCCATATACGGCGAGGCCGCGAACGATGTCGCCAAAGTCTGTCTGGTTGCGCAAAGGCTCGGTTTTGCTGATCTGCGAAGCAAACGAGCAAGCAGTGTTTGTACCAGCAACCATCAT